CAGCTACCGGTCAATGACCATAGCGTGTCCATTGTCCGAACTGATGCTGATTGGGAATGTAAAATGGAGTATGGATTTAATCCAGTCCAAAACAAACCATTCATCAACCAGCGTTTTCGGAAGTTCCAGAATATAGGCTTTCCGCTCCCGGGCTTGTTTCACTTGACAAGCCCTGCAAACGTATCCCTGCGACGGTTGATTAACAAAGTCGGGTCAGGAAGTGCAAATCTGGCCCAAGACATTGTCCAAGTCAACCAAACCACGCGTCTTATTGGTAATACGGCACGTAGGCTCGCTAATAGTCTCGGTAACCTCAGGCGTGGGAACATTCCTGGGGCTGTCAAGACCTTATGGGGAAACGCTAATCCCAAATTCCGGCGTGGAGGTGGCCCATCCAAAACGAAAACTCTGGCGCAAAATTGGCTAGAGCTTCAATACGGATGGAAACCTCTTCTTATGTCGGTTGATGGGACGATGCAAGCTCTGGCTCGTTACAATTTCACGGGTCAGAACGTACGGAGCGTGACTTCCAGTGGAAGTCAGGAATTCCGTCAACATGAGAGGCTGTGGACGAATGAGGTCGTGCCTGTAAGCATTGGCTACTGGACAATTTACCAGGTTACCCGTGTCAGGTACGGCATTCATTATACCATGCCTTCACCGTTGATTGCGTTTCTAGCAACCACTGGTTTTACCAACCCCATCAATCTAGGGTGGGAGTTAATTCCTTTCTCTTTTGTGTTAGATTGGTTCCTGCCAGTCGGGCAATATCTTGAGGCTTTATCAGCTTGGGATGGGCTCGACTTTAAACAGGGATACAAGACGACATTTACGAAGAGAGAGATCCGTGGGATCATTAGCTTTGCAGGGCAGTACAACAGTCAGCTGGGCTCCGATAGGTGGGAGTTAGACCAAGGTGCTTATGCGAGAGATGAGGTGTTGTTGTCGAGGCAAAAATTAGTTTCTTTTCCCTCGCCGACGATACCGTCTTTCAAAAACGGCATCAGTACGACTCACGCTTTGAATGGCCTGGCCTTGCTGCGAGCTGTCTTCAGAGGCTAACGCTAGAATCTCACTTTCCTTTAAGGAGTAAACGCATGCCTGGCATAGCCAGTATCAAAGCATCTACGATCCTCGGTACGACCGTACGTTCTACGTCGGCTACCGTGGGTTACGATGTTACTTTCGACCCCGAAGGTTTCGTCCTACCGGGTGTTGCGAAGTGGGTGAACCGTGCCGGTGGAATACCGGTTGGCTACCCCGCTTTAACTCTGTCGTCACGTGCGCCTACCAAAGGTTCGCGGAATTACAGGGTGACTGCAAAGCTCGTCCTCCCGACTCTCGAGCAGCTGGCGCCAAGTGTCATTTGGACAAAGGCGTACGACTGCACGGCGGTCATGGAGTTCATACTGCCAGAACGGAGTACGGCAGCTGAGCGGTTGATTCTGCTCAACGAACTGCACTCCCTCTTTGCAGTAACGATCAACGCAAGCGATGACGCGCCCACTGATGCATCGGGTACGCCACTGATTGCAATGGTCCAGAACTTGGAGAACGTCTGGTAGAAATACCAGTAGCGTCTTCTTAGTCCTACAACTCCTGGAGGTTCCATGTCTTCTGAGAAGCACGGAAATAATCAGCTCCTTAAAGGGCTGAAGCAGTTTCGCGTCCCGGACGGTTTAGAAACCGATGTGATGCACGAGTATTTGTCCTCATTGGGTTGCGCTCGAGCCTTGACTGTTTGGCTCCTTGTGAAAAATAAGGAGTTTGAGCAGTTGAGTCAACTTGAGTTCAACCCGCTAGATTACAGCAATTCCAGTGATCTAGCTGATGCTTACGCAGCGACTAAGTTTCTGTCTAAGTACAGCGGTTTTGACCGCGACTTGGATTTGGACGAAGTTGCGTTGAGGAAGTTCGACGAATTTGAGCTTCTTTGTAAGCAAACCAACAACCGATTTCGCCATGGAAAACTGTGCTCGGATCCTCTTTACAAAGGATCCCTCGTGTGGTTGCATCATGCAATCATACGTAAAATACACACAATTCTTGGCGAGTTTAGTTGGGATGAGTTCTTGTGCACTCCGGATTGGGGTCCTGGCGCATCGACGCTTATAAAGCGCCGAGAAGCTAGTTCCGCAATAAAGTTCCAGTGTGAAACTGGGATTACGCGCGACCTTTATTCTTTGTTCTCCGAGAGTACCATGCGGGATTTATTCCCGCTTTGGGCTGCTCATATATCAGGAGCTGGGTTTCCCCAGTTCCAGGTAGGGAACAGAGTTACTACTGTACCGAAGGATTCTTCGACGAACCGTGTCATAGCCATCGAACCTGGGTTTAATTTATTTTTCCAGAGTTCGGTGGGTGGCATGATTAAGCGAAGGCTCCAACGGTGTGGGGTCGATTTGCGCTGGCAAGGCCGAAACCAAGGTTTAGCTAAAAGAGGCAGTATTGACGCTTCTCTCGCGACCGTGGACTTAAGCTCTGCTAGTGATTCAATTGCCCTGGAAGTGGTTAGGGAGTTATTACCTCCTGACTGGTTCTGGGTGATGGATAAGAGTCGGTCTCACTACGGCACTCAAAGAGGCGTCCAGCGGAAGTGGGAGAAGTTCTCCTCTATGGGGAACGGTTTCACTTTCCAATTGGAAAGCCTTATATTCTATGCAATAGCTTTCTGTTGCACAGAGTACACTGGCATCGATACTAAAGATGTCAGCAGCTATGGTGATGACGTAATATTACCAACGGCTGTTTTTGAGTTGCTCTCAAATGTAAT